CTTTGGGCACGCGAAACTGCGTCTGTACCGTTTTTTAGCACCGCCCTACGAACCGATACATACGCAATGGCGCCGACGAATAAACTGGTCGGCTCGATCAGCTGTGAGAAAATGGAGTGGTCGCACTTTAGCGGTATGTGGCAAATGTCGTTTCGTAGTTGGATGATGAATGAGGGCGAAGGAAAACCGCCCCCGCAAATTGTGTCTACAAAACCTATAAATCGCACTGACCATATTGATGTCTGGGTTACAAAGAAGCGTCCCGATGTAGACGCAGAGCTACGTAAGGTCGTTGTTGTCGCAAATACTCGGCGGCGTTCCATTCCTGGTGATGAACGGATTTTTGAAGTGATCTGGTGCGGATATTTTGTCGGCGGCAAACTCAAACCCAACGCCGGCACCCGTGGATTTCGGTACGTTCTTGAATCGGTTGGCGTGGGCTATAAGGATTCGTTATTGTTTGCGTCCAGCGGCTATTTGGGAGGCGAAGCGCGTCCCAGTTGGGCAGAACCGTGGCGGTACGGTCATAGCGGGGTTCATTCCTGGCATATTTACAATTACATGCCACCGGTATTTGGATCCTGTGAAATTATGGCGGTCCGTGATGAAATCTAGAGTGGAACCAGAATGGTGGCAGACGGCGTAGAGCGCGTCGCAGCCGTCGCAGCCGTCGCAGCCGTCGCAGCCGTCGCCGCCGCACTTCTAAAAACAACCGTAGATAAATTCACTATATTTATTCAAAAAGAGTCTATAAAGATTCATTTTGAATTAGTGTCTAAAATTAATATACCCGATAAGTAGGGTGACAATGTCAAAAACATTAGAAAATTATGAAGAGAACATCTATGCCGAGATTAAACGAAATTATAACAGGGCGGTGCGTTCAGGTACACCGGCGACTCGCGCTGCTCGAAATGCGAACTATCGTCGTAGTACGGCAAAAGTTGTTGCCGCCAGCCGCAAATCTAGAAATGAGAAACGAATTCGAAAAGGCAAACTACCAAGAATATCGTGGAAAAATAATAGTAATACGAGCGGAAATAACACAAATGGTAACACTAGCGGTAACAACAGTAATGCAAGTAGTACTGGGGCAACTATTCATAATACCCGTAAAAAGGGAGTTTTGTGGAGAAATAATGTAAAACCGCCTGCAGCTGCGCCTAAGCCTACACCATCACCGGCACTTCCTGTAGTTGCCTGCCCAAAATGTAAAACACATTTACAACCTCCGCGTGGCGCTCCTGTGTTTGCTTGTGGAACATGTGGACAACATATGTCGGCACCTTCACCTCCTCCGCCGCCTCCGCCGCCTCCGCCCCCACCGCCACCCCCGCCGCCGGTCGCCGTTGTGGATCCATCAAATGTCATCCGCCAGCAAGAAACTACAAAAATATTATATGCTGTTCAGGAAAAATGTAAGGCTCGTGTAAATAAAATATACGAGGCTCAAACATATATTAAAACTATCGAAGAAAATATTCAAAAGAAAATAGATCCTACCCAACCTCCAGTATTTACGAGTAAACCTGAATTTGCCTGGACAGCTAGAGCGCGTTTGGCAGGCGAAATGGCAGATTTATATTCTACCTTACATAAGCGTATAGTAGAATTACTAGAATTAATAAGTGTATATATTGCTTGTGTAGAAGAGCGTATACAAATGATAGAAAAATATGCCCCGCTGAAAAAGGAATTTATAGCTTCATTGCATAGTGAAATACAAAAGACACTTAAATATAGATCCGAGTTGGAAGAGAAAAATAGTAAGGTAATCGGAAATTATCATCAAGCAAAAAAGGCGCAAACAGATGCGAAAGAGGAGTGTACAATTAGTGGATAAACTGGCGATCTAAGACTATAAAACTCTAGAGAATAGTAGAAAAGAAAAGGACATGGGGTGTGACTATTATACATGGATAGAAACTATCATTGTATATAAGGATTTATCAGGTGTAGTTGGACAGTTTGTAGAGCGTAGTCCAATCCAGCGGTGCTATGAGACTGTTGAAGATGTAGATACTGATTTCAAATTACCGCTAACGACTAGCCAAATTCTAAATGAAGAGATACGGATCTACGGAAAAAAGATAATGTTCACAGCCGGACTGTGGATATGCCACTACAACGGAAAAATGCGAATCCGTGCGATATGTGAGGTGAACGGGATTCCGTTTGATTCACTTGTAGAGGTGTATAAACAGATGGGAGGACGAGTTGCTTAGATCTGCGCGGACTAGAAGAACGACCGAGCAGTCGCCGGTGAATTATTCGCAACTGACGAAGACGAAGACAAAGACGAAGACAGAGACGGCGATGGCGTTGCCGCTCTAGACAGCGGGGTGCTCACATTAATCACAGGTTTATTTTGCGACGGTGTTGCCTTTCTCTTCGGTCCCCGTTTCATCATACGACGGCACTTCTTTGTTTTACGATTAAAAGTTTCGCCATTCGGGCAAGGCTCGCGCGCACCCTTCTTATCACGGCATTCCTTCGTCGTTCTATTTCGTGTTTGACCCGGCGGGCACGGCGGCTTCGCTCCCTTCTTATCTCGGCATTCCTTCGTCGTTTTATTCCGTGTTTGACCTGGCGGGCATGGAGGCTTACCACCCTTCCAGTTGGGAATTTGACTTGCTGCACTCTTAGGATACCACTTCCCTGTGAGTATACTTTCATTACTTCCACTTGCATTGTTTGTAATAGTAGAACCCGTAGATCCCAGCCAATTATTACTGCCATAGGATATACGAGATACATTGGACGGCGAACTCATGGATCGCCCCTCCCAGTTAAGATGAGTGTTAATAACTCCAGTGGGTAGAAGTTCCTCAAACAGTTCAATATAATAATTAAACATAAATGGAATAAAATAACCGAGTTCATCCTTGAGTTGCGCATATGTATCGGGAATCATGACATTATCTCTTTGAAACATTTCCCGTTGACCGTGCGCCTGCTGAATAAATTTACTAATACGATCTATATATTGCTCCTGGGTTTCGTTGGATGGATTGTAAGGGCGTGATATAACAATTTCAAATAGCCGCCGAGAACCATCTAGATTTCTAACAAGTTGTGCTACTGCTGGATTGGGGTCGCGGCGATAATCTTGGACAATATCCTTAAATCGGGCAAATTTGCCGCACTGTGACGACTCCGTTCCAATATTACTGTTGCGAATGGGTCGCGCACCCATACACACCCCGCTTTTTAAGGTGCGCTTAAGGCGGCGTGTAGCATTACGAAACCGATTTTTAAGTGTCATCGGTTCAGAGGACATGGCTTCTTACTTTATCGGTCTAAAATCGGCGCGGGGTGAAATGAATAACCATGGATTCGCCCTCGCCGCCGCCGCCGCCGCCGCCGCCGTTTGATGAACATGAACTTGCCGAATTTGCTTCCGCTCGCCAGGCGGCGTTAAACCAAGAGGATATTGGTAGTATTCGTATGTACGGTATTCAGGCACGCGTTGAAGATATGATGGGTAGTATTCGTATGTACGGTATTCAGGCACGCGTTGAAGATATGATGCGTGAGATGTCCAAAGATGAACTTCTCGGCGCGCACATGGTTCTGAGCGTATTATCGCACCGACTTTGTAAAATCTTTTTTGAAGAGCATATATCATTTGACCGTAAGGCGCTTGTAAAAACGATTGAAGAGCTCTGGGAGATTTCGTGCGAAATTCGCATGCATAAGTTTCCAGATACGCCGCCGCCTGATGCTACCGAAACCACCGCAGCAGACGGCGCCACGCATTGAATTTGTGTCATACTATGACAACTGTTCAACTATTCTTATACGCGTTCTGGTGTAATGTTTGATCGGCAAACTCAATGGGATTTTTCGGGGCGTTGTTCTTTGTGTTTGTCCGTGGTGCGACCGGGGCTGCCGTCACGCTCCGTGGAATCTCGCCCCTACTTACCTGCGTGAACTCCTTAATCGCCGTCTTGTACACCGATTCCACATTCAGGTAATGATTCGCAAGAAGTTCGCGTCCCTCCTTGACAAATTTATCCAATACAACCTCGGCGCCCGCCGGATCGGTCACAAACACCTCCGTAAGCCGCAACTGGAGACCGCCCTGTAATCCCATATTCTTGAGACGCAGCATCTTGAACATGAGTTTCTCAATTGCCTCCATCTGGTCGTCGTATATACGGCGCAACTTCTGGTGGGCGTTCTTGAGTACCTTTTGCTGATCTTCCACGTAAGTCGTACGCTTACCGGTGGTGAGATTGGCGCAAAACGCCGACGCCAGCGTCTTGGGCTCTACAAACGCAAGTTGCGAGAATTCTGTTACAGAAACACCACTTGGCACATAAGGTTTTGCAATATCGTTGGATAAAAACTTGGATGCAACTTGCGTGAGCTCCTCCGCCGCGGCAGGGCTCTTATTTCCGCCATTCAAGTCGTAGTACAAAAATTGTAAGAGAGCATAAGGAATCGTGGCAGTCATGATACCTTTCCAATGATCTGTGCAGAAGAGTGTATCCACCTGTTTCTCATTAGAACTTGATGCGAGTAGGAAAGCACGGTAAAACGCGGGCGATGTGATCTCCTTTGCTCCGCTATCTCCGCGAATAGCCCGCTCGTAATACTTCATAAAACTATACGCCTTGGAGTCCATCTTACCAAAAGAAGTAAACTTATCCGGTGGCATTGCTGCCCGTTCAACCGGACTCTCTAGCTTAATCTTTGTCGCCTGTTGACTCAAATAAGGTGAAACACGGTACGCAAAGGGCTGGGACGATGTTGTATTATTCAGTGGGTAAGTGTTTCCATTCTCGTCCATATCAAACTGTGCAACATCGCAGGTGCCCGTTGTAGAGCAGTTTACAACGCCCGCTAATGAAATACGGAACAAGACGGCACCGCCGCGGTGACGCTTACGGGTGGAGCGACCCGCTTTGCGTCCTTTACGCGTTTTTCCAAGAATTGGTGCAGTTACACCGTAATTGCCAGAACCCTTGCTGTTAAAGGAAGGAGCATTGGAATGTCTTCCCAAACTTGCATTATTTGCATAATTCACTGCGCTGGGATTGAATACTGCCTGGTTTTTTCCAAACTGAGGAGCGCGGGGCGGCGCAGCAGCAGCAGCAGCAGGAGCAACAGGAGCAGCAAAGGGCGCTGGTGCAGCAGGTGCAGCAAAGGGCGCAGATGCAGCCGGTGCAGAAAAGGGCGCCGGCAAATTTGTCTGTGTACCCATACTCGAAGAGGAAGGACGCGCAGTTATATTACCAAGAGGCGCACGGTCAATCGAAATACGCAACACACCCGTATCTGTTAAATTACGCGCATTATACACAATTCCCTTATCTGTATCAAGTACTACTGAATCCATATTACCAAAATAGTATAAATTACGCGTATCATTTGCTATCTTTCGCATGATACCCCGCGACACTAAATAATTCACAACCTCCGCCGGTATATTATTACCACTGATTGACTCGTCAACTAAATTTTTATAAGTAGGATTCACGGTTGGCATCTCAACCTTCACAGTATCGTCCTGAAGATATAGATTCTTCTGGTACGCCACGCTTGCAACAAGTGCCGCTAAAAGTGCTGTGAATCTAACAATAAAAAATGCGAACTTTGAGCAATAGATCTGTCGTATAGGATCATTCTTAAATTTTGTTTTATAATTGTCCTCTGTTATGAATCCTACAAGCGAAGACTCCGTGCCGCGCTTTGGGTCCGGGAATCGCAATGTAGTAAACTCCTTATTCAATTTATCCGCAATTACCGTAATCAGTGATTCGCAGCTGCTTTGCGAGTTGAGCACCTTTGATAAATTGAACAGGTTGTTGCCCGTATCGCGCACAAGCATTGTAAGCAAGTCCGAAAAAATATTCAATCGATATTTTTGCGACTGACGAAGCGCAAATGGACCATACATGTCCAACTGCTCATCTTTAGCCCTTTGAGGCGCGGAGATTTGACCTCCCATTCTATTAAAGCAAACGATTATTACTTCTTTGAATCGCCAGGAAACAACACACCGCGCCATGTCTCAATACGCTTCAAACACTTATGAAGCGTAGCGACCGAAATGCTGCAGACCTTTGCCACCTCATTATTTGTTTTATCCAGACTCATACGCTCGCAGGCAAGGGCTAGTGCCGACGCTGCCAGCGACGACGGTGTAGTCTCAGGGCAGACACCCAATTCATCAATTATATTGCCAATCTGGGTTGCCATGGCAACAATCTGGGAATGGAGCATTCGTGGCGTCTCCAATTTGTAAATCGCTGGCTCCAAGTAATGACGGAAATGCGTAGACGGCGTCTCCACCTTCTTGTCTGCCGTCGGCGTTGCATGTAGATGCTCCTCCAATAGACCCGAGAACTGCTTTACACCCCGCGTAATCAGTTTCGCGTCAATTTGGAAGATATCAGCAATTTCTACCGGTCGCCGCGGCGTATCATGGCGCTTCAAGCTTTCAAACAGACACGCCGCTAACAGCGCGTCTTTCTGTTGACCACGGCAAATACAGAGTGTTGACACCTGCGCGTACAGCTGCTTTGTCTCCTCCACAATTGCCACTGAAATCCCCGCATTGCTTGCCCGCACCTGAAGCATTTCAAAGATAGTCCACAGCGTGCGCTCACGGTACGGCATAATATTCCATAGATGATACTGGCGAATACGGCGCATTGCCTTGGAATCACCGGGTCGGGTCAAAATTCTCGTACCCAGGGATGATTCAGGAAGTAGTGGATTGAGCGGATTGCCGACTCGCGTTGGGTCCGGACTACGGTCCTCCGATCCAAACCAGCGATACTCCGCCGATGAGTCCAGTTGATATCCCATGTGGTTCCCGCATTTCGTACAAATCACTTCATCATTCTGGCTCTGGACCTGAATCCAAAGACCGGTGTCGCAATCCTCGCACCGGAAACCGTCCGCCATCTCCACAATTTCGCTTGATGTCGGCTCCTCTGCCAACTCACTGACTGCCGTCATCCAATCTTTTGGTGCATCTGCCGGCAGCGACGATGAGACTACAGAAGAGTTCGTTTTCACGCCCGGAAATAACAGACACGACATTATCAATAATTGACAATAGGAAGGCGGCTCTGGGGGCTCATCATTTTTTATCTTTTTTCGTAGAACGCAGAGGACTAAAATAAGAAGTTATGGTAAGGATGTCCGCAACAACAAAAGAAACCGGACTAATGGCGCTCGGTCCCTACTACGATTATTCCAATGAGTTGAAGTATCCCTCGGAATTTTTGAATAATTCAAACGGAACTATGCGCGACGGTGATATCTTTAGCGGACCACCCCAAATTGAAAAGAACATTCGCGGCATCAAATATTATATGGATGCTATGGCATTCGGTAACAGTGTGCCATTTCCTGGAAGTGGCGTGGACGATAGTATGAAACAGGCGCCGATGGGTCTCAATTACTTCTTTAACACCGGTATGAAATGCTCCAACGGTGCCGACATGTACCAGTATATGACCACGATTCCTACTGGACTTCCTGGTAGCATGGGTGCCGGACTAAAAGAGAAACTCGGATCCAATCTCCAGGGTCTTGCCCCAGGTGCCCTCCAAGATTCGTTTGATGCTATGAATCCCTTACCAATGTTAAAAGCCGTAATGGGTACCGGTTTTGCCAAATGTAAATTACAGGAGGGTCCCGTCGGCGACGCAAACGGAAATCTACGATCCCGTTTTGAAAAACCCGTTCCTAACGCCGATCCTACCGGCAGTGATAATCCAGATATAACAGTCCCCAATATCTGGGTAGATCCTCAGGCGGACAAAGTCTATTATAAACCACTTCCACCAGGTGACGGTTCAAAATATGTACCCAACGGTCCTCAGCCATTTATGCGTCGCTGGGTTCTGGACAAATGGATCACTGAAGATGATTATAATTATGAACAAAAAGTGCTCAAACAAATGGAACGCCTATATGATTCTAATTCGGTTCCCGACCAGAATACGCCGCCAGATCCGCCTATCCCGCGACGACCGACAGCAAATGAACAAAAAGCAGCCCTTCAAGGCATGAGTACCGAAGGATTCCGCAACCACCTGGATTCCTCACATATTAGTGCGGGTATCTTATTTGCTGCGCTATTTGCCGGCATTGTTGCATTTACGGCGGTACGAAAATAAGCCACCTCAATTAAGGAGGTCCCATGGGCGATATTCAGGGCATTTTGAATAGTTTTTCCAGCGGTGTGAACGGGCTTGAAAAAGGATTTAATAATGTTTTCCAGCAGCCGACCAAAGTAATGAACTATCTACCCGACACAAGTGCGCTCATTGGACCCGTGTACGATTACTCAGGCGAACTTCCGTCGCCCCAGGATCTCGACATTCATATGGGGGACGGATCGGTAGATGGAATTGCGCGGGCGGCGGCAGGTGTAGATTATTACGCCGGTGCGCTCGGTTACGGCAAATCGGTCGGTCTCTCCAAGAACGAGGACGGTATGAATCAGCATCCACTTGGTCTTAATTTCTTCTTGAAATCGGGGGGTACCTGCTCAAACGGTGCAAATATGTACGAGTATGTGAGTACAATACCTACAGGTATTCCTGGTGAACTCGGTGACAAACTCGCAAGGGAAATGAAAGGTATTCGTCTACAAGGACTTGCTCCAGGAATTGTGAATGACGCTGGTGCCGCCCTTAATCCTGCGCCCTTCTTTAATGCTGCGATGGGCACCGGATTCGCCAAATGCAAACAGGTGACGATGCCGGTGGGCGACTACGAAGGCAAACTTAAATCGACGCGGGTGACCGGTCAACGCCCGTGGATTGATACAACAAAAGAGCATATTGTGATGAAAAAAGAACATCATCGTAAGCATCACGAACCGAAGAAGAAACCGTATGCCACGCACTGGGTATTTGACCGTTGGATTTCTGCCGATCAATACAACAAAGAGAAGAAAGTGTATCCCAAAAAAGATTCGGCGGGCAATGTGATTGAGGATTTTTGCGGCGGTCCAGTGGACGGCTCAACCGTCGCCGCCGGCGTTCTTTTCGCCGCACTTTTTTGCGGCGTTGTCGCATTTACAGCGACACGGAAGTAAAATCACTGGTCTAAATAAGAAGGCACGGGATGAACAGTCTCAAAGATGGGATGAATATTATAAAAGACAAGATGAGCTTTCTCAAAGCAGAACCCGTTAAAAATTATAAGCCGAACTTGTCCGATGTTCTCGGACCGACTTACGATTATTCAAGAGAAATCAAAACGCCAGGTGAAATTGGCATCCAGTTCGGCAACGGTTCATGGAACGGCATCAATAATGCGGCGGCAGGTATTGATTACTACGGTAGTGTTATTGGTTACGGCGAATCCAGCGGCATGGCAGCGGCAGATTTCCGCCAACCGAAGATGACCCAGCACCCCCTGGGTCTCCGTTATTTTACGAAAACGGGAGTGAGCTGTAGCAATGGCGCCGATATGTACGAATATGTTAATACAATTCCTGGAGGACTCCCTGGTCGTCTTGGCAAAGAAATAGAAGATACGCTCGGTGTACATCTCCGCGGATTAGCACCCGGCATGTTTGAAGACGCAGCAAAAGCATTGAATCCTATGCCAATGTTTAATGCAGTGATGAACACGGGTTACGCGCGTTGTCGCAAGGTTGCCCTTCCCGTGGGCGATATTGAAGGAAATATTGTCTCCTCGGGTTCTAACAATAAGACCTGGTGGATTGATCCGTCAAAAGAAACGATCACGACCGGACCTGATGGCAAGCCCCAAGTCGCTCATTGGATTTTTGATTCGTGGGTGACGGCGGAGGAGTACAATACCGATACCAAGGTATATCCTAAAAAAGATGCCAATAACAATATTATTGAATCGTTTCAGTCGGCGTTATCGACGCTTCCGCTCAATAATGGAGGAGAGACGCCCAAGGCGCCCCTTGTTGCCGGCTTGCTGTTCATTGCATTGTTTGGCGGACTTGTTGCCTTCAACGCCACACGAAATTAAATACCCACTGTAGAATGGAGGGATTCGCTGTAATTTCCGGTTCTATTCACAGTGACGAGCATCTTCGGTATATTACGAATGTAGCGAAGACCCGATATGTACAATACACAACGGCGCACCATGAATGGATTAATAAAGTGGAAGAGGGCAAGTATCGCGAGGCGCTGAATGCGGTCCGCGCCGATCCTGCGATTTTTGATAAAATTCGCGAGCGCTTTCCTGGGGCGGATATTAAGCCGGTCACGGAGGCGGATGAGATTTATTGGGCGGTGAGCCCCAAGGGCGCGGTCGGCTCCGATCGTTCTCTCGTAGACTGCCACTACGACAGCCCATTTGGGGTTTTTCCTACCGGCGGAGTTGTCTTCTACCGTGTAATTATTGCCTGTAACGAAAACAACACTGTGACTACAACCTTTCCTGATGAAAAAATTAGCGTAAAGATGAACACAAAAGATTTTCACGGGCTCGATTACAATAAGGATATACACTGTGTTGAAGGCACGATTCCAAAAGATAAAGAGCGTATACTTTTGAAAATGCATTATTTGGTGGTGCCGCAGGGGAGTAGCCCGCTCGCCGAATCCTTGGTACGCAACTTAAATGTGGGGTGGACCGTGTTATCACGCGAAACGATGCGCATGTCGGCAAATCCTACTAATTTATTTGAGCAACTTGTAGCATTTATTGTCAATGTCTGCCGTGTAATCTTTAATAATATTTATACAGTTTTGGCGATTATAGTCGCGCTGATTGTTCTGGGATTTTTATCCAACTCAAAATCGTTGGCAAAACTTATCCGCCGAGGTGGTCGCTGAGCATCTAACAAATAATTCACTGATCCGTGTCTTTCTTAATTTTAAGATCCGTTAATTTGGTTGTATGAGTTTTCTTTGGATGCGTGTACGAACAAGTGCCGCAATGATCGGTATTTGCCATATCAATCTTCCAATCGTTTTTGTTTTTTCCTACACGACACCAACGACCAAGTATAGGGGGCTGTGACGGCTTCAAATCTCTAAAAATATTAAGAAATCGTTTAATCATTTTGTTTTATACTTTTTATCAAACTAGTTCGTTTATTCAATTTTTAAAAGTCGGTGTTAAAAAAAATGAAATATATTTTGTTAATCTTTGATATAAGAATAACAGAATGGGTCAGTACTACTACGCAGTTATTTTGGACGAGAACGGCTGGATTCGGGTTTGGATGGTGCCTGGGTTGGGGATAAAACTGATGGAACATTCGTATATGAACAACGAGAGTGTTGGCGCATTTGAGTGGGAACTTACACCCGAGGGTCGGCATCATATATCGCGTGTTGTATGGTGCGGTGATTACGCCGATGCGGAGCCAGGACTCGGCAAAAATCTACATTTGATTTGTAAAGAGCGCGAGGATTTGCTGCTTCTTCGTTATACTATCAATAATGCCGGTGGGTATCCGTTCCTAGTGAATCATACGAAGCGGCAGTTTGTGAATAAGTCCAAAGTTCCTAAGGGAGTGGAAGGGTACCAGATTCATCCTCTGCCACTTTTGACATGCGAGGGAAACGGACGGGGCGGCGGCGACTTTCATGGCGAGTCGCCCCTGATTGGGTCCTGGGCACGGGATCTCATTTCGGCGGAAAAGACTGCTCCTGACGGATTTACAGAATTGGCGTTTGACCTGCGCGAGGATTAAAAGAAATTGATTTATTAAATGGTGGTACCCGACTGGTTTTTAGACCGCATTTATCCTTACACTCATCAGGTAAAAATTAAAATTGAAACACTTGCTACATCTAAAACTATACTTAGTATGAATTCCGCAACAATTAAACTTATTGCTGTTGGAATTACAGGATGCGTTTTAGGATATTTTATTGGAAGAATTTATTTGCCGGTGTCTGCGCTTCCTCCGCCTCCTCCGCCCTCCGAGCCAGCCGAGCCAGCCGCAGAAATAATTTCAGATAAAAAAGATTCCGAGCCGGCACCGACCGCCGAGCCAGCCGCCGAGCCAGCCGCAGAAATAATTTTAAATAAAAAAGATTCCGAGCCGGCGCCGACCGCCGAGCCGCCAGCCGAGCCAGCAGATCCCAATAAGTTTGATCCAATTCTAGGAGAAAATAATGAAATTATTGGATTTATGTATAAAATAGATGCACTTCGAAAATCATTAACTATTCCTAAAAATCCAACAACAAACTTTAAAAAAATAGGATACGAGGCATTTCCTAAAACTAGAGATTTGCTTTTATGAGCGATGGCGGTGCATCCACTAGCGCCGCATCTGTAGCAATTGTTCGCAGCCGTGACTCCGGTAGAATTCGCGAGCAGATAGACATTGATTCCAACTCCTGTAAGAAGAGCTTATAGGCGTAGGGAACACGAATCTGGCAGAAATCCGTAACCGCATCACACGAGGTACACTTGTAAATTCCAGCGCGAGGATTCACCTGACCCAGCAGACCACACGACTTACAGACGAAACACTGAAAGTTATCCGATTTTTCCATCATGATCTCTTTGAGGAATTCGCTGGCACCGTGCGCCACCATACAATCACGCTCCATCTCGCCGAATCGCAGACCTCCATCCCGCGCTCGTCCCTCCGCCGGCTGGCGCGTCAACATCACCAGCGGACCCGAAGAGCGGCTGTGAATCTTATCCTCTACCATGTGCTTGAGACGCTGATAGAAGATAGGACCCATAAAGATACTCGTCTTCATTTGCTTTCCCGTCGTTCCACAATACATCACTTCGTTCGTATGCGGCTCGAGTCCCAGATCATCACGAAGCATTTTGGACAGTCCATCCACCGACACATCCGTGAACGGCGAGCCGTCGCCCACCGCGCCGATCTCGCAGCCCACGCGTCCCATGAGCGTCTCCATCAAATGTGCAATCGTCATGCGAGACGGAATACAATGAGGATTAATGATAATATCTGGCACGATGCCGCTCGCCGTCTGTGGCATATCCTCAGGTTCCAGAATCATTCCCACCGTTCCCTTTTGACCGTGTCGCGAACAGAACTTATCACCTATTGTTGGAATGCGCTCGGACCGCACACGAATCTTAACAAATGAGAATCCCTCGCCGTTCCGACCGCGATAAATCTTATCCACAAAACCCGTCTCATTATTGCGGAGCATCTTGGACGCATCACGGTAGCGCTTGCCGCCCACCGCTTCCACCGCCGCCGCGGCTGCTGCGGCGCTCATTGAGGCGAGAGACGAGTGCGAGACACCCGCCGCCATCGCGCCCTCCACCGCTCGCAGACGAATGGGCACCACCTTGCCGATTAGAATATCATCATTATCCACATAAGTATTTTCAGGAATAATTCCATCCGCTGCCAGCTTTTCGTAATTTGCCAGCTTGATGTGCTTTGTGAGGCTTGGATCCGGTTTACAGAATCGCTCCTCCTCACCACTTGCCTGATTCTTCTTCTCCTCGTCTTTATAGGTCCGGTAAAAGATGGAACGGAAGAGTCCACGGTCGAGTGCAGCACGATTAATCATGACGGAATCTTCCTGATTATATCCACCGTACGTCATAATTGCTACAATAATATTATAACCCGACGGCATATCCTGAGCACGATAATACTTACTCATGTACGGTGAGACAAGTGGGCGTGCCGTGTAGCAGAGCAAATTGCTCATTGTATCCAGACGCTCCGTGAAATTGAGGGCGTACACACCCATTGCCTGCTTGCCCATTGCCGCCTGGTAAGAATTTCGCGGCGACTGGTTGTGATCAGGAAACGGAATATTTGAGCCCATCGTTCCAATAATGACCGACGGATGAATTTCTACATGAGTATGTTCGCGATCCAGGGTGCCGAGGGTTTTAGAAATGTAAAGATTTTCCGATTCGCCGGCATCTACAAATTCAATAAGCTGATGCCCCGCCGGCGAAACCCAGCGCATCAAATCATTCCATGATCCACACACCTCCCAGGGCTTCTGACAATTTGGTGTAGATAAGATTTCACGAATTGTTTCGCCGATAAAGAGTGGACGGACAAGACGACCACCTTCCGTATTAATCCAGACCTCGTTTGGGCTTGGCTTATACACGATGCTCGTGTGCGGATGGATGCGACCGGCGCGCTTGGCACTTACAAGCGCCTTTACTGAGCGGAATGCCGTATCAGGAGCGCCAAGGGTGCCGACCCATGCTCCGTTGATGAATACCCGCAGAAGATCGCGGCGCTCCAGAGCGGTCGTCTCCGCCAGATGCTTCATTCGCAGCTCATCGTACAGAACTTTGAGAACCGGATTTGGCGAAGAGGGTAGGGTAATATTTGCCGTGCTTGCAAGATTTTTTACCACACCGACCGAATGACCTTCTGGCGTCTCAGCGGGACAAATAAATCCGTACTGGCTATTGTGAAGCTTGCGCGGCGGAATAAGTTTACCCGTCTTTTCAATTGGCGTGCTCAGGCGGCGGAGATGACTAATACCGCTCAAGAAAGTGAGACGATTCATCACCTGACTGATGCCGGTCTTCGTACCCATCTTGCCGCTGGCGAAATTGCCGGTGGCGAGGGACGATTTCATACCGACCTCAACAATTGTTGTCTTCAGGATTTTATAAACATTTGTGGTGTTAATAATATTTTCAAACTTACCACTCGCCTTCCAAGATCCGTTGTGAATCTCCTTGACAATTGTGGACTTCATATCCTTGATCACCTTCGTGCCGAAATAGAAACGGAAGAGATTGCCGAGCAGATTGCCAGGATGTTCCACCTTCTTATTGGGATAGCCGTCACGGTCGTCGTACGGAATCTTATTGTGGTAAACATCTAGAACTTTCTTAGTCATCGCGGCGAGGAAGCACGCCTTTTCGTACATCATATCCGCACCGCCAATGTGGGGTAGAAATTCCTCCGCGAGAATTTCGCTGATAAGTTTCTCTTTCGGCGCCTTTGATGCGGCAAGCGTGGAGGCGCTCAGCTGCTCGCGAATGCCGCCGCCGCTGCCAAGATGTTTCTGGAGATAATCCTGTGCCGCCTGCTTCGAGCGAATATCCGCCGCCTCCATAATGCATTCCTGAAAGATCATGTCGTAGTCGCTGTGGACCGTGCCCATAATCAGTTCAATAATGCTCTTATCCGATTCAATACCGAGAGCGCGGAAGAGAATGAAGAGCGGTAGTTCCGCCTTGATGCGGGGCAGGGTTGCACGAATATGCTCAGGACCGGTGGCGAGTTTCGAATTGTAAATAATCTTTACCGCAATATTCTTGGGAACACCTTCGTTATCCGGTCCAATTGATTTACATTCAATAATTTCTGCCTCCTTGTGCTTCGCCTTATTGTTGCGGAAAACAAACATGCGATTTTCTGCCATTCGCTCCTGCGAGAGAATAATGCGCTCACCACCCTGAATAATGAAATATCCAAACGGATCGGCGGAGCACTCGCCGAGTTCACGCGGATGCTTCTCAGGGCTCTCGGAGAGGAGGCAATATTTGGAGCCGACCATCACAGGAATCTTGCCGGCAAGAACGCGAGTGAGCGTTCGCGTCCGCGTCTCCTTCGTTCCCTTGCCAGGATCGGTAAGTGTGGTGGTCACATCCATGTCTAGATAGACCGGTGCCGCGTAGGTGAAATTGCGGAGGCGGGCATCGTTGGGGTACATCGGTGTAAGCGCACCATTATTCTCAAAGATGGTGGGCTTGCGGATGCTCACATTTTGGAATTTAATGACAACCTCTACTTCACGGGGCGGACCACCACCAGGTGCGCGACCACCAGGCAGTGCCGTCGCCGGTGCCGTTCCGCTCGGCGTGCCGGTCGTATCCTCCACCGTTACACGAATGGCGGTGCCGGCTGTACCCGCCGCGGCGCGCGTGGTGCCCGTGAGCGTGAGATCAGGGGAGCCGACCACACGAATAGGACACGACCGTAGAATCGTATCGACCACATCAAAATCCATGAAATGGTTGAATGAGGCAATCTGGTGGTAGATAATCTGGCGGTTATCATGTTGAGCGAAATACAAGTCAAGGATACGTTTCCAGGCGTTCTCCATTTGGTTGGGATCAGAAGACAGCGTCTAGATATTCATCAAATTTGTTGTGCCTTTAGACCGGCGCTACTAACCCACATCAGTACTATGAACAAAGTGTGGACTATATATAGAGACACTTTTCCTAATGTCAGATGTTAAGGAGGTAAAGGTAAGTTTGATGCCGCAAGATGAGAAGAAACTCACCCGGACTACGACGAGAAAGCGTCGTACTAAGGGCGGCGCCACCGCGGAGCTGACGGGCGCAGAAGTTGCTGCAGGTGCGTCGGATCCCAATGTCTTTGTGCGCACCGATCTTGCACCTGTACCGTCCCCTACTGATGCCCTGGATACACGCGGACACGGCTGGCTTCCTACTGCGAATGCGTCACAAATTCAACCAACTGTTGAAAAACAGGTCACAGCGGCACCCGGTCCTACTGCCGCCGATGTAGGAGTCAATGTTGGTCCGCCTATGCGGGGCGGTACTGTAAATACGGTACGATTTACGGCGAAAAAACGAAATGGTACTACTAATACAGTACCCGGAGCGGGAGCGGCAGCGGCATCCGCGCATACCCCGCGAATTTTGCCGACCAAGCGAAAGAGCGGCGGATCGCCGGCAATGATCGCCACCCGCAAAAAAGAGAAATTAATAATTCCGCCTACACCCTCGGTGGGGGGTGCTAAAAATGCCACTCCAGTTCCGGCTTCCACGTCACGAACGCGGAAGTTCAAAGAGCGGCGTATTAGTATTACGGTGAAACCTGGAGCACGCAATGCGGCGAAGCGGATGCGGGAGAAAATTGCCGCGATGCCGATCTCTGGGGTGCGGCGCACTTTGCTGCGGCGGGGGGTCCTAAAGCCCGGCGGCAAACCGCTGCCTGAGGGTATGATGCGTGCGATGCTGCGGGATTACATGTTATTACACAATAGCGACTAGGGTAAGGACAGTTCACAGTATCTTTCCTATAGGGCGGCGTATTTAATTGTATATTTATAGTATACAATTAAAAATAAGGCAAGGGTCCACCCTTGCGCCGATTTAATTGTATTGTAGCCACCCCCGTTCGGGAAAAATTGAGAACCGTGCGCCGTCATATTGCTTATTTCACCGCAGTATGAACATTTTCTTTCTTAGCCGCCGTACCCGCCAGTGTGCCAAATGGCACTGTGATAAACATGTTGTCAAAATGATTTTGGAATCGACTCAACTCCTGTATACGGCGAATCACGAAAATGGGGGCACCCCAAATATCCAAGCAAATGCACCAATTTGTGCGAGCACCGGCAACCGCGGATATAAATCACACGCTAAGAATCATCCGTGCGCCATCTGGGTGCGCGAGAGTCTCGTACATTACAGTTGGCTGCTGTGGTTGGCGAAGGATTTGGTGGCGGAGCACACTCACCGATTTTCGCCGAAAAAGGTCCACGCATCCCTTGTTCATCTGGAGTGGCTGGAGGAGAATCCGCCAACTGGGTTGCTAACAAAAACGCAATGGTTGCGTGATCCGCCGACGGCGATGCCGGCGGAGTATCGGCGCGAGGGCGACGCGGTCGCATCGTATCACGCATATTATAATGGGGCGAAGCGGGACCGCGGGTTGCTCAAATATACCCGCCGTCATATTCCGCATATCTTAGTACCACGAATTTAAAGCTATTTTGTATATATTAATATACTGTAGTATGCCACCGAAAAAACAGAAAGGCTCGCCGGCAAACAGTGAATCCATGGAAAACCTGTACATCAAACATTATGAGGAACAGCGCGGTAAGTACGGTGAGAAAACGGCGATCCTACTCCAAGTCGGCAGATTTTTTGAGATGTATGACAGCCAGGTGGTCGCGACGGGCAAGACCGCCACGAATCTCCAGACACTCGCGGAGGTTTGCGGCTGCGCCGTGGAGCCGAAGCCGACCGCCGATCCCGCGCGACGAAAACTTTTTTGGGGATTTCCAGAATCGGCGCTAGAAAAATACGAACGGCTCCTCGTCCTTGCCGGCTATTCGGTGGTCGTGGTCGTTCAAAATAAGGACGGCGCCGATAAAGTCGTCAGTCGTACAATTGATCATGTTAGTAGCCCAGGTACTTATTTTGAAACGGAGGGAGGCTTGGGCGTAAGGGGCGAAGAGCAATGTATGGTTGGTATGTATATTGAACCGTATACATATCAACCGACGGGGGCAAAACTTCAGCAGCGTTGGTCGGTAGCGGTCACCGCGTTTCAAATGAATACGGGACAATGTATAAGTACCGAGGCGGAACTCACGCTGATTGATGACCGACCGGTGTGCGATGCGATTCAGCCATTTTTATCGATGTATCCGCCGGCGGAGGCGGTGGTCTGGTGGTCCGCCGAGCTTGACGAAAAACCGCCGTCCATGAACACCCTTCACCAGATTTTGGGATTGGGCGCGTTTCATCCGCGACCGACGGTCCATTTTCGCACATTGTCAAAAAAGGCGGAGGGGGGTGTGGCGGCGGATCGGCTGCGGCTAGAATTTTTTAAAGAACTTTACCAACCCACAAGTGCCCTGTCGGTCGAGGAACATTTGGATGTGGCAAAACATCCAGAAGTTCGTAAATCCCTTTTTCATCTTTTGTCATTTATTCGGGATCACAATGCTTCGTGTCTACAGCGATTGAGCACTCATACAATTTGGGAATCGGCAGATTATCTTCTTTTAGGAAACGCTGCGCTAGAACAACTTGCCATGATTTCTCCAAATTCGGCACGAGCACACGAGTCACTCCTTCACTGGCTACAAAAAGCGACAACAACGGCGATTGGTCGGCGATTTCTTCGTCAGCGGTGCCTCACGCCGATTGCCGATGTGGAGGAGCTCAATCTGCGGCAGGAGCGGATTGAAACATTGCGCGGTGTGAACGATAAATCTCCTATTTTGGCACATCTGCGGGCGATGTACGATTTGGCGCGAATTTATCGCCGATTCGCATTGGGGAAAGGAACTTGCCAGGATCTCCTGTGCCTTCTAACATCGTATGAAAATGTGAAACAACTGCTACTTGCGACAAAAGAGAGCGCCTGTGGACTGGACGACGCCGAGCATACGGCAATGATTACACATATTGACCAAACACTTGCAACCTGGAGTGTGGAGCGGATACGGACAAGTTGTGGACAGGTGAGCGACGGGGTGGCGGTGGGCTCGTTTCATCCGTGGATTCGTGGGCAGCAGCCGGATCTGGACGCGCTAGAAGATCGTTGGCAGCTGTTGGAAGAGGAGGCAACCGAAATTCGCAAAAAATGGCAAGTTCAACTCAAAGAAAAAGATACCGACCAATTGATTCAGTGGACGATTCGCGATGATGCGCCGTTTACGCTGACAACGACGGCAAGGCGCGCCGCATCCCTTCAGGCGTTTCTCAAGGGCACAAAGAAAGAGACGATAGATATTATCAAACGAGCAAATAATTCATCGTCGGTGGTCATTCAGTCTGCACGAATTAATGAACTGAATGCGGCGGCGCTGACGCTGCGGGCGGAATGGACCGCGGCGGTGGCGGAGGCGTGGCGCACTCATTGGCAGGACTGGATTGAGGCGGGACAACGTGACGGACTGTTTGAAACTCTGGTGGACTGGATCGGTCAATTTGATTGTGAGTGTGCGTTTGCCATCCTGGCGGACGAATACGGGTATGTGAGACCCGAATACAGGGGTGCGGCAACAGCCGACGCGGCGGGCTTTTCGGTCACCGATCTACGGCACCCAATTATTGAGCGTGTAAGAACATCAGCACCGTATATTCCGCATTCCGTCGCATTTGGAGATTTCGCGACTACAGGGGCGGCAGGAGCCAAAACATCAAAAGGAATGTTATTATATGGAGTGAATGCCGCTGGTAAATCGTCGCTGGGCAAAGCGATTGGGCTGGCAATTCTTATGGCGCAAATTGGATGCCCCGTTCCAGCATCTGCCATGACACTCATTCCTTACACCGGATTGTACACACGCATTCTTGGAAACGACAATCTGTGGGCAGGTATGTCGTCGTTTGTGGTTGAAATGACAGAATTTCGTAGTATTCTACGATCCGCTGCAACTAGAATGCTGGTGATTGGCGACGAGTTGTGCGCCGGTACGGAAACGGCAAGCGCGACGGCAATCGTTGCCGCCGGTATTCAAACTCTGGTTCGCCGTGGAGCGCATTTCCTATTTGCCACGCACCTACACGAGCTCGCAGAAATTCCCGAAATTGTTACAAATCCGGCGGTCTCTGCGTATCATCTTGCAGTCCATACCGATCTAGTAACAGGGTCACTGACCTACGACCGAACCCTGCACGCTGGCTGCGGCTCACCGATGTACGGATTGGAAGTTTGTCGCGGTCTGGATATGGATCCCGAATTCCTTGCGGCGGCAATTGCACTGCGCAAGGCAATGTTTACGGCAGACGGCAAGGCACACCCGAGTCGCTACAATCCGGCACTAATCGTGTCCCGATGCGCAGTATGCGGTGCCAATGCTACCGCCGGTCATCTAGAGACACATCATATTACGCCCCAGGCGAGCGCCGACACCGCTGGGCGCATCTTACCGGGCAAACATAAGAATACTAAGGAGAACTTGGTAGTATTATGTGATTCGTGTCACAAAAAACATCACAGCGGATTGTTAGAAATCCAGGGTTGGGTGGATACAACGGAGGGACCAAAGCTTAACTGGATGAATCGCCCTTAGGACCCTGTGGACCTTGGAGACCCTGGAGACCTTGGGGACCCTGGGGACCAGGCGGTCCAGGAGGACCCTGGAGACCTCCCTTCATCTCCATAATCTTGATGCGCTCCTCCAGAACGGCGAGCTTCTCATTGAGACGGGAGAACTCAATGCGTACACCGTTTGGGATATTGTTGGTGAGTCCACGAGCATTGAGTACTGATGACATTGCTTTATGATTGGTGGAACGATTAGGTTATTATGATTTAAACGCATGGTGTCATCAAAATTGATAGGCTATTCGTAATATACCCGGGAATAACAGAAGGTTAGCATGCTCATTCCTGTGCGGTGTATGAATTGTGGTAAGTTGCTGGCGGATAAATGGAATTATTACCAAAAGCGTCTGCGCGAGATGAAGGGTCCTGGATATGCGGAACCGACCTGCTTTGATGGAAAGACCATTCCTAAAACACCCGAATCGGTGGTCTTTGATGAACTCCATCTTACACGATATTGTTGTAAGAAGACACTACTCACACATGTTGATCTCATTGAGAAAATCTAATAGATAAACAGAATGACTCCAATTACCTTTCAGAGCCTCACCATCGGCGGCGTTGTCCTATGCGTTCTTGCCGTAATTGTGTCTATGGCAGTATCACCCCAGGTGCTTGCTCCTCCTACATTTTTTATTGCAGCGTGCGTGCTCCTAGCACTCGCCTTCTGGATCCATCGTTCGGAGTTTGGCGTTGAGGAGTATGAGCGCAATACATTGAAGTACACCCTGCGCAACTCTGCTGCCGGTATCCTTCTCTTCATGGTTATCCTCGGTATTGTTGGATATTTCGTCTTCAATCGGTTTAATACACCGGCGCCTTCGATGTTTGGTCCTGCGCTCCCCCCGATCACTACGCCAATTGTGGGCGGCGGTCTCGCCAGTGTAGCGAAGAATGCGGTGTCCCGGGTTAAGGAACTCATGCGTAATGGCGTGGAGAACTTGTAAACAACTTATAATATCATAGTAAATCAAGGAATCGTTGATTTGCCATGCCCTCTATCGCAGATGTTCAACGGAAATTAAAATCATTTGATACATTTGCTCGTCATACGGATGATATAAGTGCGTTAAAGCGTAAGTGGCATTCGCTGTTTCGCACCGACTTGACCGATTTATCCGCAAAGAGTTTCGTTACTCATTATAGGGAAATGCGTTCTAAAAATACGCGCAGCAAGCATGCGAAGAAGTCGTTGCGTCGCAGCCGTGCTCGTAAGCAGCGTGGCGGTGTTGGTGCCCCGCTAGACTATGTAATGACCCCCGGCGCGAATGTTCCCGTATACGGTCGCTTCCCTGTGGAGGTCGATACGGATCCTGGTTCAATTAAGGATTTGGATGTATATTTCCAGAATGCGCTCACCTTTGGCTGCGGTAAGGAGGCAGGTTACTGGCCGCAGGTTCCGGCAAACATGGGCTCTAACCAGGTTGGTGGTCGCCGGCGCCGCAATACGCGTAAGGGTAAGGGTTCGCGTAAGGTAAATAAGTCAATGCGCCGTGCTCGTAGACAGCGCGGTGGCGATATCTTTAATGATGTTGGCAACTTCTTTGGCAAACAGTATACAAGTGTCACGGGAACGGCACCGCCTTCAATGGAGCCGTTGAGCCGCCCCTTTGCAACAGCACCGCCGAATATGTTTCAGAACACCTACAACTCCTGGACAGGTCAGGTGCCAAAGTATCCTGGTCCACCGGAGCCTGAGAAGCATGTATGGCATTACCAGAGCAATGGTACGGGTCAGGCGCTCACGGCTGACATGGTGACCAGCATTACAAAGGACTTTAACAATTCGGCACAGCCGCCAATCTACGGTTCAGCTGCCCCATCCAAATAAATCTATGTTTGCTTTTCCTGTTCAACAGGAATTACAAAGAATTAACTTCCGGCTATAGAATAGAGATGGCAAATAAGAGAGCCAACCGTAAGTCGCGAAATGCGCGCAAAACGCGGAAGATGCAGACTATGAACCGTAAGACGCGTCACAATCGTAAGCAGCGTACGAATCGCAAGCGACGAACAAACCGCAATCGCCGCATGCATGGTGGTAGCTATTTGGAGTCGTTGAGCCGCCCCTTCTTTGCGTCAGTCTACCCGAATTCTGCACAGAATCTGTATAGCACATGGACGGGACAGATTCCTCAGTACCCCGCACCTTCGCCGGCAGAGGTTCCTACATGGTCGTATACGGGTGCCGGCGCTGCACAGGCGCTCAACCCGAACATGATTACGCCTATTAACTCTGCGTTTACAATGATGGCGGGCTCGGCTCCCTACAGCCCTACACCGCTAACGCTGACTGGCGCAGGTACGCCGGCGGGTACTGCTGATACTATGGGCGGAACTGGTTCTGCTGCCGCAAATGCGGCTGCTTCTGCTTCTCACACTGCGATGTCACAGAGCTCTATTGCTGCAAATATGGCGGCAGGTCAGCAGTCGGTTCGCACATATCATTAAATACTCTTTGCTCTCCTTGCCAAGCAAGGATTACAAAGGATTGAGCGGCATCTAAGCGCACGAAAGGTCTATACACAAACAGAGAGGTAATGAGCCAGCAAGCAGGTGTGTGCCAGCCACAGGGTGCTGAAGTATCCCCTTCACTCGCCGATAGTGCCCCGGAACTTTTCCAGCGTTACTTTGATGCGAATCCAAACACATTTCTAACGACACACCACATACAATCGTATGAGGCATTTATCTTTCGTGAACTTCCCGAATTAATTCTCGCCGAAAATCCTATTACTATCTTGAAAGAACCATTGGACGCTGAAAAGGGAGTTTATAAGTATAAGACGGAGATTTTTATAGGCGGAGCGGTGGAAAAGCCTGATGATTTATCGTTGGATATAGGTGCGCCTATTATGTCACTGGATGGTGCAACAACGCTTCGTCGTATGTTTCCCAATGAAGCCCGTCTTCGTGATCTTACCTACGCTGCGACAGTCCGTGCCGATATTTTGATTCGTCTTACATTTACAATTCCAAACGCCGATGGAACAGGTTATGGAACACAAGTACGCGAATTAAAGTTTGAGAAGTTCAATCTATTTCGTATTCCTATCTTATTGCGCTCAAAACTCTGTGCTACTTACAATGCTCCTCGATCGCTTCTAATGGAGATGGGCGAATGCCGTAATGATGCGGGCGGTTACTTTATTGTAGACGGTGCGGAAAAAGTACTGATTACCCGTCAAGAGCAGGCGTTTAATTCTATTTATATTTCTGTAAAGCCGCCGACCGATTTGAAGATTGCAACCTACGCGTCGGTCATTTGCCAGCATCCGGTGACGAAACAGACGCGGCGCGTAGGTATTTACCGCCTACATGGAACGCAGGGGGCGATAGAGGAGGGGGCGATTCGTGTAAGTATTCCGTTCGTTAAAGGTGCGATTCCGCTATTCGCGTTATTCCGCGCCCTCGGTGTGCTATCGGATAAGGAGATTGTGCGTATGATTTTGCCGGATACAGCAGCGGCGACCACCACAACTATGGAGAATACGCTTATCCCGTGTATTCATGATGCAGTGCCGATTAATTCACAGATGCAGGCAATTGAGTTCATTCGCACACTGACCAAGGGATTTATTGTAGAAAATGTACTTGATATTCTCAGCCAGCATTTATTTAGTCATGTGCCAAATCGCCCCTATGCAAAGGCGCAGTATCTTGCGGAACTGATTCGTAAGATGATTCGTATTGAAATGCGTATGGAGCCGAATACAAACCGCGATGATATTCGCAATCAGCGTCTACTACCGACGGGTACCCTGTTACGCGGACTATTCAGCGACTGTTGGAAGGACTGGAAGAAAGCGGTGCGCCTACAAGTTGATAAGATGTACAATTACAATAAGAGTCTCTACACGGATGAGAATTTCTTGAATATTTTCAGTCCTGGAAATATTGGAAATGTTCTGGCGGCGGGACCACTCAACGATAGTATTATGCGTGGATTCCGCGGAAAATGGGGAACGAATCAGTATAATTTGAAGAGCGGCGTAATCCAGCCGCTTGCCCGTATTTCATACATGGATGCGATGAGTCATGTACGCCGCGTGGTGAGCGATTTTGATACTTCCATGAAATCGGTAGGACCTCGTCATCTCCATCCAAGCCAGGTCGGCTATTTCTGTACAAGCGAGACACCAACGGGTGGTCATATCGGTGTGACCAAGAATATGAGTATTCTTACTGCGATTAGTGTGGCGTGCCCCGCAACACAGCTGACACAGTGGTTGCTAACGCGCGGCGGAGTTACGGATGTGGCGGCGGCGACCCCGTCGGTCGTAGTAACAGCAGCGTCGGTCCAAATTAATGGTGGCACGATTGGGTTCTCTATGCGACCTGACCTACTAACACGGGTACTGAAGGAACTCAAGTGGACGGCGTGCCTGCCGCCGACAGCGTCGGTGTCGTTCAACACGGCGGACAATAGCGTGCGTATTTATTTGGACGACGGGCGTCCGCTGCGTCCGTTGTGGCATTTGGTGGCGGGTGGCGGATGGCCGGCGGCGGCATCAGCCCGTCCTATCCCGTCTTGGCGCGATCTTATTTGCGGAACACTGCCACTGACGGCGGAGCACGGTATTTATTCGGCGGCGTTTGTGGACCCGTTGGCGACCCCTGAAGGGCGACCGGATCCTGATGATCCGGTAACTTTGGAGAATTATGATACGGCACTCGCTCCTTATATCGGCGCAATTGAGTATGTTGATCCTTACGAGGGTAACGAAGCGTACATTAGTTGGTACGGCAATAAGGCGGACTTAACCCCGCAGCACACGCATGCGGAGATTCATCCCGCAACGCTCATGGGACTCCTTGCGAGTATGATTCCGTTTGCGAATCACAATCAGTCGCCGCGTAATCAACTGAGTTGCTCACAGAGCAAACAGGCGATTGGATATTATGCGACAAATTACGAGAATCGCTTTGATACATACGGCTCAATGCTATGCTACGGTGAGGGTGCGCTAGCACGAACAATTGTTCATGAGGCGGTCGCAGGTGGCGCCATGCCCTACGGCAGCAATATTATTTTCTGTATTAATTCGTTCAACGGCTATAATCAGGACGACGGTATCCTATTCAACCGAACAAGCATTGAACGCGGACTATTCCGCAGCATCGCCCTGCGGTCATACACGGCAACGGAGGAGGTGGATCCAATTACGAAGGCGGTGTACCGAATTGGCAATCCTCGTACTGTGCTTGCGTGGACGGATCTCAAACCGGGCTACGACTACTCGGCGCTTGACGACAACGGTATTATTCGTGAAGGCGTGCGTATTCACGATAAGTCGGTGCTGGTGGGCATGTATTTGACGAGCCCAGACACGGGCAAGGTGACCGATGCGTCGCTGGTGCCGACGGTGTTTACAACCGGTCGCGTGGACAAGGTTGCCGTGCTCCACATGGCGAACGGTATGCGGCTGGTGCGCGTGCGGATTATGGAGGAGCGTGTACCAGAGTTGGGCGACAAGTTTTCGAGCCGCCACGGTCAAAAAGGCACCATGGGCATGATGTTAGATGCCCAGGATATGCCACGGACTGCGGATGGTCTGGTGCCGGATGTAATGGTGAATCCCCATTGTATTCCGTCCCGCATGACGATTGCGCAGTTGTTAGAGCAGGTATTTGGCAAGTTAGGAGCAATTGTGGGCGCAAAGATGAATGCGACAACATTTATGAACGATGAACAGTCGTTTAAGGCAATTGGCGATGCGTTAGAAGCGATGGGATTTCATCGTGAGGGTGAGGAAATCTTATACAGCGGTATTACGGGTAAGATGTTTACATCCTCCGTATTTATGGGACCACTCTATTTTATGCGTCTCAAGCATTTGGCACAGGATAAGATTAATAGCCGTTCAACGGGTCGCAAGGAGATTCGTACGCATCAGCCCACGGGCGGTCGTGGCAATGAGGGTGGTATGCGTATTGGTGAGATGGAACGCGATGCGCTCATTGCCCACGGTGTCACGGAATTCTTACAGGAATCTATGATGAAGCGGTCGGATGGTACAACATTTTGGATATGTAATGGTTGTGGTACGATTCCAATTTATAATGAGGCGCAGAAGTTGTTTGTATGCCCAACATGTGATGGACCGATTACTTATCAGGGCGAGACGGCGGACACTCTGGGTTTGGTACTGCCGGTGAAGAAGTCGCGTACAACATTTAGTCAAATTGAGGTACCGTATGCGCTCAAGTTATTGGATCAGGAGTTAACGACATACGCAAACGCAAGCGTGCGATTTTTAACGGAGAAGCATGTGAGAACTTTCCGTGATTTGCCGGCAGGATCTGGTATGTTTGCTGAGCAAGAGGCGGTGACACCGACACCGACAAACAATTTATTGGATACGCTGGTTGCTACTGTGCTTGGACCGGCGACTGCTGCTGCTGCGACTGCTGCGACTGCTGCTGCGACTGAGGAGACTGCAGCATCCGCTGAAGTGGGAGCGGGCGCATTTACTCAGGCTACACCGGTTGAGGAGATAAGTACTCCTACATCAACGGAAGCAGTGGCGACAACACCGGTTGCCGAAACGACCGTTACAACCGATGATACGCCTGCACCGGCACTCACACCGGCTGAGGAATTAAAGATGAAAGCGTCAACTGATGCTATGTTTGATTTTATGGATGGTTCCCCGAAACTTGAGATTATAAAAGAGGAGGCAGCGCCATCACCGTTGGCACCAACATCGGCACCATCATCGGCGCCACCAACGCCTGATATGCCAGGACCAGCAACAGTATTGCCAACGGTTATTTCGGAAGCGAGTGAAGGCGCGCCTATGCCACCGCCTGATTTGCCCGCAGCACCTGCACCAGCAGCAACGGCAGCAGAGATTCCAATTGCTGAGAAGAGACCGCGACGGTCTAGTATGAAAGGTGGTCGAGCGGCAGAAATCTCAACACCGCCATCGACCCCAGAGATACAAGCCGGTGATACGGTTAAAGTTATAAAAATAGATGCATAAAGAAGATAGTGATGCTAAAGAGGTATACTAGGAAAAAACCACGACAGCATGGAGGAATGGCAACTTATTTAGAACCGCAAGTGTCTAATTTATGTGGTAAACATTCCATTAATCATGTATTACAAGAAGAAAAATTTGTATGGGATGAAGATAATAAGTTATTATATATTCCAAAAAGACCGGCAGATGTACTTTCGAATAGAGAACATATTAAAAATCCAAAAACTAAAATTAATTTAGTAAGAGCGTGCAAAAAGTATATTGATAGCGAAATACAAAAATCGTTTGACGAATTTTTTGAGGGCGATTTTAATAAATTAAAGGTGCGACTTATCAATGATGTAGAACCTGAGAAGGATGCACCCAAAATACCAGGAATGGGTACTGCTGATAGAAAACAATATGGTAGCAAGACAGATGATCAAATTAGAGCCGAAATATTAGAAAAGCGCGGTGTTCATTTCAAAAAACAACAAACTAAACAGGCGGAAGAACGAGAAAAATATAAGAATTTTATTCAACAAGACGATGAAGGCAATATAACTGGTGTGAACGAGGAGGAACTTAAAGGACATTATGAGGAGGAATGGCGTAATGACTATAAAGATAGATTTCTAAATGGCGAAGAATCACCGTGTCAATTTACAAAGAAAAACGAAAAAGGACAAATTATATCAAGAAGCAGAGGAAATATTATACCTGAAATATTTGAGTTTTGGTTAATACAGTTGGATTACAATGTAGTTAAAAATACTATAAACGATTTTAATCCAGATAAGACATATAAATATAGCCGTAATGACGACGGTCCTGATTATGAAAAGATAATAAGCAAAAGAAAAGCACGATTTATAAGAGAAAATCTTAATCTTTTACTTGCATATCTTACAGTTCCAACATTCTTAGGAGTTATGTTAGGAAATCTTGGGGCAGGTTCAGGACATTATACAGCAGTTGTTATGTATGATGATAAATGTGAGCCAAAACGCAATAGAGATGTAAATCCAGAAGAACTTTACGCCTATATTGATTCTATGGATGTAGACTCTAAGGGTAATAAATGTAAACTGAAGACACAATGCTATACAAAGGATGAGTTACTATTAAAAGTTCAATCATTTAACCCAACCTCTATGATATTCGTATTTGCCGAAGAAAAAGATGTAGACGGAAATTTAACAAATGTGTATAATTCTGTATCATTACAACGCATGACGGCAAGGGCAGCAGAAAAAGGAGGAGAGGCTGGATGGGCTGGAGTAAATGCGTGGAAACTTTTAGCGGAAGAGGAGGCGGCATCAGCGGCGGGAGAGGAAGAAGAGGAAGAAGAGGAAGAAGAGGAGGAAGAGGAGGAGGAGGAAGAGGAAGAGGAGGAGGAGGAAGCCAGACAACTGTCTCAAGCAATAGAATTATCAAAACATACAAAGCGTCGTCGTACGACTCGTAAAAAGGCGAAAAAAATGAGACAGGAAATGTCAATCTAAACATATATAATTAACATAGAGGTAGAATGGAAGCCGATACTATTGACCAGATTATTCGTTCACGACCTACTATTTTAGAGGTGTTGAAAGACCGCGGCTACGATATTTCCGCTTATGAGAATACAAGCCCAGAAGAGATTCTAAAACTCGCAACCACAAGTTCGGATCTGCTGAAGATTGTAGCGATGAAGCCCGGTACAGAAGACGAGACCCAGCAGCGTGTAATCGTCATCTATTGGGTAGAGAGCCCTTATCGTCTCCGCATTGAGCCGGTAACGAATGAGTTATGGAACGACGAAAAGCCCGATCATTACAATCCCGAAACCGATACAATCATCGTAATGCTCGCGGAGCCCTTTCACCCAGTGTTTGACATCCAGGCAGCCAAGCAGTGGACGATTCGCAAGGCACGCATCAGCTACTTCAATATGAAGAATCTGATTAGTAATCCCCTGCGCCACATTATGCAGCCAGAGTTCCGTAAGCTGAGTGCCGATGAAACGGTTCAGCTCGTAAAAAGCCTACGGCTCAAATCAAAGAAGAATCTACCGCATATTATTTATCATGTAGATATGGCAGCACGAACTCTAGGTCTATTACCCGGCGATGTAGTACATTTCAAGCGCGGATCGGAGACATGTGGTGAAGTGGACGGATATCGTGTATGTGTGATATAAAAACCATATTAACTCGTAGGAATATGGAGTTGCCATCTCGCCAGGATTTTGAAGCGTTTCAAGCCTCGCATGGAGCCGCAATAACGGATCTTGCTTCGCAAATTACGAACCAGGCAAATATTAATGCCGTGATTAACGGTGTACCTGGAGCACAACAGAATGACCAGGCGCGTAAAGCACGGGCTTCACAGTTGTATAATGAGATGCAACAGTATCACGACCGTTTGAGGAGTATTGTAAGAATGGTTGAGCAAGAGCACATAACAGTCGCAAAAACAGTAAGACATTTGAAAGCACAGGTATCAAAGGTAGACCACGAATTACATGAAAAGAATGAGTTAGCAGAACTGCGTAAAGAACAGGCGGAAGAAGTGAAGAAGCATCGGTTCGATGCCAACTATCACAGTTCTCTACTTGGATTATGGAAACCTCTACATTCAAGCACACGCTCAGTGTTGTATACGGTATCGGTTGTGCTCGGTTTAATTGCTGTAGCGTCAATCGTTTTTTTGACGATGACACATGGACAGCGAAGTTCCCCGGCAAAGAGTGGCAGCAGCAGCAGCAGCAGTAATCTTAATACACGCGGCTCAGGGCATTTGTTTGAGCCGCAGACATCCGCATTCAATGATATGAATAATTATGGTAGGGTCGCCGGCGGATCTATGAAACTTCGCCCGAAGAAATAAAATCTGGTTTTGACAGAGAGATGTCGGCAGTGAACAATCAGGTTATGACCTGCCCCGCGATTGACCCGAATTCTACCCAGACGCCTGACTTTCTATTAACAAAGTGGACAGGACGCGGTGTAATGAATGATACATTAGCGACGGACCCAAACACGGGCATCATCACCAATGATGCAATTGCGAATCAAGTAAAGTCGCTCATTGGCTCCGGTGTTATACCAAAGCCGCCTATGGATGCCCAGGGCAACATGGATATGGATAAGTTGATGGCGCAGGATGGCACACTGTACCAGAACCTACAGGCGGAGTTCTGTTGGTATGAGTCGCGTTACATCTATGCGCTCAACCAGTTCCTCCAGGCGGCGACGCTTCGCCAGGCAACGGATGCGGCACAGGCAAACCAGTACCTAACTATTACGCAGACGCTCAATAAGCGCGCGAACTCGGTACTCCAGGTGATTAGCTACCTGGCACAGAACCGTGTCGGCGATATCATGGCGGCAAAGGGCGGCATTGATAGCATGAATACGGATATTAACCAGAAGCTTGCGGCGCTCCAGGCGGGATACAGTCTATTGAGCCAGAATGATGCCGTGCTCACAACGCAGAAAGAGATGGTGCGTTACACGGAAGAGAAGAACAATTACACAAACAATAGAATCATTGTTTGGACGGCGCTCAATGTTCTCGCACTAGGTGCTATCTTCTACGTCTACCGGATGTAAATCCCGGTGTAGCAGGTTTGTTAAGATACAAAACCCCCAAATGAATCCTGTTCATTTGTGAGTTTGATAGAGACATACATGGAAACAGAAGAAAAAGTATTTTAACATTACAGAGAAGAATAATGTCAGGTCCGGCTTACTCAAATCCGGCGATAGCAGCAGTTGTTCAGGATCAGCAACTGGAGCGCCTGAACTTTGCGTCTGGTCTTCGACAGGATCCCGCGGGTTACAGCGCTTACCAGCAACAGCGTATTGGTCAAATTGTGTCTGATATTACAGGACGCAAGCAGAGCGCTTTCCAGAAGGCGCAGATTGACCTTGGTCGTTACATGGACATGCACCACAATGTAAACTTTTACAAGACGCGTTCATCGGATGTTGATACCATTACAGGTGCTATGCTCCAAAACAACAACAATCTCATGGGTAATATTATTCATGACAAGGATCTCTCTAAGCGCCAGTTTGAGATCAACGAGTGGTACAACTACAATAAGTTAGAGACGCTCTTCTATCTCCAGCTCGTGTTCATGTGCTCCATGGCGGCGAGCATTGTGATGTACCTGACAAAGCGTGGCACTGTCTCAACTGGAGTTGCAGTAATCATCTACTCGCTCTTGGCACTCACAGTCCTCGTGGTCGGTGCCTACAGATACTTCTTTACCAACGACACGCGCGATGTCAAGCTCTGGCACCGTCGCTACTTCGCCTCTACACCACCTGCGCCTAAACCTGCGAAGGAGTGCGAGTCTGATCTCAATAAGGAGTACTGTGACGAACTCAATGATGCATTTGCTGAAGCCGATAAGATTAGCAGCTGCGCAGGCAATATTTACTCCAATGCGGATGGCGATCTCAATCAGGCAAATAAGTCGGCAATGAATGAGGTTGCGATGATACAGAAGGGCACGAACCCGCTCGACCAGGTGTCGTCACTCCTCTCGAGTGAAGCAAATAGCCTTGGAAATACTGTCTGCAGTGGAAAATACTAAATATTGAACCTTAATAAGAATGGGTAACCAGCAAAGTTCTGCTCCGTTTGCTGCAGCAATACAAGCGGCACAGGCACGAACACAGGCACAGGCATCGCCGCCGCCGACACCAGATCCGGCTGCCCAGTGTACCGCAAATAAAATTCAATTAACGAATCTCAATAATCAAGTACACTCATTACAAAGTACTGTTGACCAATGTGATCCAAGTGCGAAAACCGCCCGGGATGCGCAAGGTCTACAGTCTGCAAACGCTGCATTTGCAAATGATATACAATCCAAATCGAATCTCTTAAATGAAAGCATTCAAGAGCAATATAGTACCGCCCACGAACTTATAGAAGCGATACGGCTTCTTAAAGAATTTGAGGCAAAGATGAAGAAAGAGGAAAAGAATGCGTTCCACACAATTACGAAGATGGAGCACAAGGAGCGTGCTTACCGCCGTGACTTTTTGGATCATGAGCCGACGGAAGGCGCACCGTGGCATGTGTTTGGATTCCAGACGAGCGATGATAAGGCGATGCTCACTTTTTGGATAACATCCCTTGTGGCGTTCTCTTTGCTTGCCCATGTTGTATTGAAGACCATGATGCCGTCGGCATCGGTATGGTCACGGGCAAAAATAGGAAGCATTGCGGTGATTGCTGCGCTCCTGTTTTGCTATGTACTTATTACCCGTTACGGTTGACCTAACCGTCCATCGTGTTAAAAAATATATGTAGTTTCATTGAATCTATGTATATTTACATCATATTTGCGCCGCTAATGTCGTCCATTGATGCTTCCATAATGCCGTAGAACTCCTTTTCAGTAGAATTGCCGGCACATTCCACCTTCATGCGCTCCACGATTTGATTATCCTTGAGATCAATCTCGCGACCCGCACGCTTCTTCCACTCACGGAAGAGCGTCTTGACCCGTGTTGCCTTGATGGGTGGCGCATCAGACTTCTTGATGAAGTTCTCGTCAAAGAATGTCTTGAACACATCGTTCTTCTCCTTATAGCCATTGGATGCCGTCATGACGCAGGCGGGCTCCTTGAGCTGACGACCGCAGGGAATATACTTCGTCTCGTAGTAGTGGACAAGGAGACCGAGAAACGCAATACGCCACTGCTTGAGTTTGCTCTTCAGCTCGTAATCCTTCTCATAGATGTGCTTGCTGGGATCAATCTCAGGGCTACCTGGATCCTTAAATGTGCTCACATGCGGAATCACACGAATACGGCGCCATGTGCCGTTATCCATGGACGAAATGGGTGGCAGATCGTTACAGGAGAGGAACAACTTGCCCATCATGTTGAACTTCTCCTGGTCGGAGAACAGTCCACGGGCTTCAATGCGATCCTCGCCGCTGAGCTGCTTCATACGGGAGGTGTTGAGCTTCTCGCCAGCATCGGGCTCACCCATGTAAATGTACCGCTTGCACTTTGTTGTAATCATATCGGGATTCGCCGCACCGGACTCCGGTCGCTTACGAGTCAAGACGGTGGTCTGGAGCGATGTTTGATAATCGCCGAAGGTGAACTCCATGAGATTTTGAATCATGGACTTGCCGTTGGAACCGCCGCCTTGGTTTACAAAGAAGAGCTGCTGAGAATTCTGTCCCTCCAAACACGATGATAGGAGCATGAGTACATACTCGCGCAGTTCTGTGTCAGGATAGATGAGAGTGAAGAACTCCATGAGCGCAATCTGGTCAGGATCGTTCTTATCGTACGGAATGTAGGGAATAGGATCCATATCGGGCTCCATCCGTCCCATCTGGAAACTGATACAGTCATCGGGCAGACCCTTACGGAAGAGGACATGTGAACGACCGGTCATCTTATCGTTGTCAAAGTGGTTGAGGTCAAGGACACCATTGCTCACACCGATGAGCCACTTGTCGCAATCCAGCCGGCTGCCGAACTCCTCGTTATAGAACTTCTCCTGACACTCCTTGAGAACACTATCCTTGAACGAGGTCATCTCTAGTTGGCGCTCAATACCGAAGAGAACCTTGCGACGCTCCTCGTAGATTTTCCGTTCAATATCCGTTGCGGCGGCATTTTGGCGTCGTCCTGCCTCACCGTTTGCTTCTACAATTGCGGCGCGTATTTCATTGGAAAGACGCTGACGAAGTTCATTGTTTGTTCGCAGTCTCTTCCACGAGTGAGCAACATATTGATAGAGGTCATAACTCTTCTGTCGCCCTGCGCCCACCGAGCAGCGAAACTCATACTTATACATACGAAAGACAAGAGTCGCAATACTGACATGCGTGCTATTTGCAGTATTGATAATCCAATCAATGATTGTCTTTGAACGAATGCTATCGTACCTTGGCTTGTTGTCCTCTTCTGCCCATTTGATGAGGGAGGCAATTGTTAGAGGGCGACGGGCACCACCAAGACGAACAAGATTCCACTTTGTGCGTAGTTCCGCTTCGGTATACGATGCCTTCTTATGATGCGATTCTACACGACGGGTCACATCTACCCACGCATCGAACGACGCATCGGTATCTGAGATATTCTTAAGACAGAACGCAAGATTTATCCAGTCTTCGTACTCACCGGCTCGTTTTTCAGGATTGAGCACATCCTTACAAATTTCGTATGCGAGCTTAATATCGACTTCGCTTGCGGACGGTAGAATATTTAGAGCAACCGACTCATTATCGCCGGCAACAGAGTCGGTCTCTGCTGACACAGCAGCACGCGGTAGCGGTGCGGGTGTAGGAGTGGATGCCGTTAGTGCCGCCTTGCTCTTCGCCTTGCCGGCACCCCACTGGCTCTCAAGCTCCTCCCACTCCGCGGCACGGCACTCACGGATAGGAATGTCGGTTACCGTGTCATAGAACGGCTGGCGAATGCTCAGCGTCTTCATCAACTCAAGTGTGTTGGTAGGAATCTCCACATCGGTCATCATGCTCATTACCGCCGTAACAAGCTCATCAAAGTCCTCTGGATCATTTCCATCAAGTGCCTCTGCGACATCGCCGATGGAGACTTTCCACACCCGCTCAACCCGATACTGCGCCTTATCGGGCTTACACGCACCATACAAGAACCAATTCGCTGTATGAACCACACGATGGTCAAAACACTCTTCGGCGGGATTGAATAGATCCTGACCCTCAAACACTGAGTCAATGACTCCCTTATTCAACATGAAGCCGCGAATGGCATACTGAAACTTGGGCGCCGTGGAGATGGTGGGACACTGAATGTGAACACCGTCCTTGTGGTGCTTTTGATCCGTTTCGGGCGCGGGCTTCACCATGTCATAGAAGATAAGATCCTCAGGTAGATCTTCCACCCGCGAGAAATAGATCATCGCTGCAACATAGGTTGCGATGAATGTCTGTATGTTATCGTGTGTAAACCGACGCTTAAGAGGCGCACCTGTCTTCTCGTAACGGAAATCCAAATCCACAATAATTGGACCGTTCTCTTTGTGCTTCTCCAGAAGCGTGGACGCCATGGGGCGGGAACCAAAGATGTGCTTGTGAACAAGCGAAAGGAATTCGTCGTACTTATCATCGTCCACCTGAAAGGCGCCCATATCGGAGCCACCCATACCGGTGATCGTCCATGTGTTCGCCTTCGTACGCCGTTCGTCTAGAAACTTACGGAGTGCCATTCTGTTATCAAACTCCAGCGTGCCAAAGGAACTTTCAATTTTTACGGACGGCAATTTTTATGAAGTAGATGCTGTGCCTGTGCCTGTGCCTGTGCCGGCACCGGCAACAGCAACAGCGCCAGCAGTAACCCGTGCCGCCCGCAGATCCCCCGCCAACCGCGTAAAATTATACTTCATCGTCATACCGTACACGGCAAGCATCTCCGAACGACCGTCCCACTCTACTTCATACTCCTCAGTCCGCCGCAACACAGCATCAACATTTGTTTGAAATACAGAATGCATAATATCCTTAAAGGGGATAGCAAACGCCGGCGGTGAACGCATCATACTGAGCACCGCCGTCTCCACATTTGCATGAAAGAGCATACGATTATACAGTTTTGCCTGGTCATTGAGACCGGCGTGATAGTAGGCAGGCTCATTATTGAGCGGTACCGCATTGAGTACATCCGCCATCAGGACCAGTAGGACCGATTCCAGCGTTTGGACGGAGGACCACTGCGGTCCATCGTGCCATGTATTCAAGATAGATAGACACACCTTTCCTTCTACATACATATTGGGATTGAACCGAGTACGACCATCCTGTGTAAGCGTCTTGAGTTTAATAGGAGAAAATGGATAGTCGTTAGGAAAGGTGACATCAAAAAAGTAGAATCCGCCAAAGTAGGGCGTATCCTTCTGTCCTACTAACATCGCCGTTCCGTGAAAAATATTGGATTCATCACTCTCGTAATAAATGCCGGTCTTTGCAAGCGTCTCCTTGGAAGGACCGAGTACATGCGTGATATCACGCATAATGCGTTTATTTGCGATGGAAGACATCGCGGCACGGTCTATTATTTATATATCTTCGTTAGGGCTTTATACTCCTTTGTAAGTCCGCAACGCAGATAGGAAGGTAAGCGGCGCACATCCATGTAATAAAACATCTGGTCGTTTCAAAAATTTATAGAGCCCTTCGTCTAGATACATAGGACCGCCGTTTACCTGAGGCGTACCGTCAGTTTTAATTCCGTTGAGTAGATTTATTTCTCTAGGTGCCACTCCTTCACCTGCACCCACCATAGCAATCATTGCTTTAGAAATAAGTTCAAACAACTGCGGGGACACATAGTTACGCAAAGGAAACAACGCGTGAAGCGAGTATAAAAACTGGCATAAATCACGACCCTGTTTGAAACACAGGTCTTTTTCGTTGAACCAACTGCCGGCACTAATCAGCGAGGTATTCTCTACTGTACATCCTATACATGAAAATCCATAGTCAAGAATAGTAATATCATTCTTACAACTATAGTTTCCGTATTCTTCTATATTAAAATCACGGAGCCAAGATTCATCTTCGGCGTGATATCGTACAAAAAGATTGTTAAGTTTTATGTCTCGGTGGTTGAAACTAAGTTTTGTTTGTAAAATATGTAGGAAATGTGTGAGTTGAATAAGAATATCAATAAGAAGTTCTTCGTTTTGTTCAAAGGCGTCTGCGACCAGATGTATGCGCAGATATTTTTCCATTGTGTGTCCGCGTAGCATTTCCATAATCATCCAGACGGATTCAAAGTCTTCAATTGAATTTGCATTATGCCCACGGTGAGTAATTCCTACCACTTCATACAATTTGGGCACACGCTGAGGTATTCCTATAGTTTCAAACACTTTGAGTACAAGGGCATGTAGGAACGCTTCATTCAGGATTGCACGCATTTCTTCTTTATAGGCAGCAAGGCGGATACGGGCGTGTCCATTCTCTTCCTCGTCCGTAATACGCAGTTTTATTTCTTTGATGCAAATATCTTCCATGAGTACATCGCGTTGAAGATGTATGATTCCTTCTGTTTTGCCGTCTTGGGATTTGAAGATGCCGCGTTTTCCTAGATAGATATGGGCATAACTTCCATCACCGACAAGTGTACCTTTAATATACCCTGGCATGTAGGCGCCAAACATACCGCTTTCAAAAAATTTATTGATAAATTGAAGATTCTCTTTATCTTTCTTTTTACGCACAATTTTCAACTGATTCCATTGTGGAACAAGAGTCTCCACTGCTTTGAGAGTATGTGGGACAATACAATTGTCCCACCCAAAGCAGCGCAAATCATAACTCATTCCTCCTATCTTTTATAGGGGTCTTTATCTGGGACCACTCCCGTTGATTTAATATTATTATTTGAATTTATCTCTTTATTCACTTCTTGAATTGTGTTTAAGGGTTTCTCAGCGGCGGCTGCGGCGGCGGCTGCATCTTGCTCCTTATCCAGTTGTTCATTTTCGTGTCCTGTAGCACCGGCTGCTTCTGCAGCAAGTTGTTTTTGGGATTTAAATTGCGCGGTTGCAGCAGCTACACCTGCAGAAGCAGGGCGTTTGGCTTTTTCTCTCACCGCGGCAATATTCGCAGCAGTAGGTTCTCTTTTGCTTTTAATTTCAGCAAGCAGCTTTGCTTCTTCTTCTCTATCACGAATCATGCGTTCTTTGCGTCCTTGGCTAGTAGCAAGTTTCTTTGCCTCTTCTTCTTTTTCTGCCAATCTTAGTTTTGCTTCAGCCGCTAATTTCGCGTTTCTTTCTTTCTTAGCGTTTCTTGATAACTTTTTTGAAGTTTCATCCTCATCGGTATCATCGGGAGCATCACCTGTATTAGGCGAACGCTTTTGGCGCAATTGTTTGGCACGTTCTAAATCGTTCTTTGTTGGAGATACAGCGGATAATGTTAGATTTTTGGGAGGCTGAGCAGACTGAGCCGGTGGATGGGGCGGCACCGGCGGAACAGGTGGCTGAATGGTACCTTGAACGGAAGAGAGCGCATCAAACCCCGCTTGGGTTGATCCATCCGCTCCCTGGCTGGCAACAATTGTCGCTGTATCATCCTTGCTCAATAAATAGTCATAGATTTCTTTGGGAGTTTTGCTTAATAATTCTAGCATATTGAAAATGGTCTCTTTTGAGTTCGAACCAATTTCATTTTTTAGATTATCCCAAAAGTTTGTAAGATCGGCAATTCGTACACTGAATACTTCTTTCTTTGTATCTTTTTCCTGACCGAGGCGTGATTGAAGAGCCGCAAATTTATCGGGAAATCCATCTATAAATGTTGGAAACGAAGGAAACTTAGCACGCTTGGCAAAAAAGAATAGGTGATGGAATAAGCAAATAAACGCTATCTGTTTTGTAATTATTTCATTTATATCGTCGTAGCGTTGAGGCGATGTAAGTAGGAAAATAAACGGATTGATTTCTTTGCTGACAGCGCTGGGATTGGATAATATTTTTAGCGCACCTGGACCGTTGATTGCAATAATATCTGTGTTGGCAAGTGCCGCCTGTCCATAAAATTCACTAATGGCAGGAATTCTATCTTTTCGCGGCTTCTTGGCAGTAAGAATAACGGGTTCTGTGTGTACTTGGACCGGCGGTTCATCAAGATCCTGCATAAAAACATAAAAGTCGTCTTGATAGCCACCACCATACATCGCGCCACTCGGGAATTTTAAAAGCTCGTCAAGACCGTCCATTGAATGTCTCCTACCAATGGCTATTTAAATTCGCGACAAATTTGATACCTTAATTCTCAGGAGTGTTAGAGGACATATCCCAGATGGACGAGTACGCCAATGATGTAGAAGAGGAGATTATCGAGGAAGAGTACGATGAAGGAGAAGCAGTTGAAGTAGAGGAAGAAGAGCAGACAGAGCAGCAGCGCGCGGAGGCAGCGGATGTTGTTAAACTCTTCAAACAGCATCCCGAGATTTGGATTCCGTATGAAGAACAGATTCAGGAGCGTTTGATGATAAAAGAGCCCACGGCTCCCGGCGAATCATCGGTGGAACTTGCGACATCACTACGCGACATATCTCTTCTAGATTCAAATCATACAACCTATCCGTTTCTCACAAACTACGAAAGGACGAAGTGTATCAGTTTCCGTGCCAGCCAGATTAATCACGGAGCAAAGCCGTATATTCTTGTTCCTACTGGAGTCAATGATTCGTATGTAATTGCCAAGATGGAACTTGAGGAAAAACGGTTACCGTTTATTATCAAGCGCCCAATGCCCGATGGTAGTTACGAAGTCTGGCGTCTTCGTGATTTACTGATTCTATAAATTTACCATAATTGAATACGCCGGTCAGCGGGAATGTAACCGGGATCTCCCTCGTTAATATCAAATGCCGCATAGAATTCGGCAAATTGTCTTACGATAAGATTGACACGCAGAGTCGCAGGAGCGTGTTTATCCAGGACGAGCGATTGTTTCGCCTTTTTCGGTCGGTCCTTATTGCGCCATGAAACCGCATAACTTGTAAAAAAATCTTTGTACGCCTCTTTCTTTTTCTGAGCATTGTAACCGTCCTCAGCAAACACCATTTCTAGGGCTTCCAAGGCAATAGAGACACCGCCGAGATCGGCGATATTTTCAGAGAGCGTATGCTCGCCGTTCACTTTTCCGCCCATATAAGTTTCTTTGCTAAAAATGTCTACTAGGGCTCGTGTGACTTCTTTATATTTTTTAATATCTGCAGGTGACCACCAATTCTTCATGACGCCTGTCTTATCATATAAGCGTCCTTCATCATCAAACCCGTGGGTGATTTCATGCCCTACCGCCGCACCGATGCCGCCAAGATTCCACGCCTTGCTGCGGTTTACATCAAAGAAGGGAGATTGTAGAATACCGGCGGGCACTACCATCATGTTCTTATCACTGTAATAATACGCATTTACTTCAAACACCCCGTCTTCCCAATTGTTCTTTTCGTTAATTTTGCCGCGACCGACATGGGACAACATCGTTTTGGTATCGTACTCGGCAAGATTCCAAACATTCAGGAGCATACGCGAACCGTCGATCTTCACATGTTTGAGTTCGCTTTCCCATTTATCGGGATACGCAATCTGGAAAAGCATTGCCTTACATTTTTCAATTGCTTTCTCTTTGGTGGCATCGGTCATCCAACCGAGACCGCGTATACGCTTGAGAGTCGCAATTCGTAGAGCACGAATCATTTCACCGGCAGTCTCTTTGAGTTTTGGAGATACCGCGTTTTCAATATACGCATGCCCAAGATCGTGTTGTATATACTCTTTGAGTACGGAAAGCATAAGAAATTTTTGTGGCATTTTTTGGGTTGTGCCTTGGAGTTGCCGACCGAAAAGGTTAAAATGCATATCATCGAACGGTGGAGGTAGATATTTCATATAATGTACGAATGTCTGGGCACGCATCCAGACGCGCCATGTTTCTATAGTAAATGTCTTAAACATACGGTCAAATGCGCGAACATACGCTTTATTTGTGATGATGTAGGTGGCTTTGCCGGCAGCAACCGGCGAAAGTCCCCACGCTGTCATCATAGCGATCCAAGGCACTTGCGGATAGTTGCGCTTGAGATCGGCGAGTGTATATGGTTCGTAACTGAACGAAACATCTTCACGGTCATCTTCGGCGGATAGGACGGGAAGTAGACTCGCCTCCAAGGTGACCGCGGATTCTAATTCTTCAATACGCATCATTTTCCCTATTGTGCGAAGAACATTGGTGTAGGAAGCCAAAATTTTATCATTTACACCTTTTTTGTATAGATCTTTTTCGGGTAGACCGAGTTTTGGCTCATAAATATATACACAACGCTTATTGGGAATATAACGGTCGTTGGCAATCACAAAACTTATAGGCGCATTTGACTGAATACGATTCAGTTTACCAATCATATGTCCTATACTTTCGGGATGGGTCATACACTCAAAAAGATTGGAAAGCCGCTGAATATCGTATACACTGTTCACTTGTATATTTGCATTTATAATACTATGCGCAAGTTGGCTAAACGGTGAATCTGGATTTTTGTTATGTAATTTTTCAATAATAGAAAAGAGTGCATTTTCAACCCGTGTTTCAATCTCGTCGCTGACGGAGAAACTGGAATCGTATGGTAGGATTTTCGCATTATCCTGCCATGAGTGATTGACATATGTATAAAAATCAAGACCTCTGGATGCTGTAATTGCAGCATTAGGAGGACTGTCGCCCATTTTTATGCCCTACTATAGAGCCAGATTGCTTTTCGGGTAGAACTAGAATAACAATCGGTTTAGTATTTTTAGAACGCTGTTTTTCGGAGCTTGTGTATCTTTCGTGCGAAATTCCCTTACTTTTTCCGCGTCCGCGCATAGAATCTAGAGGACTCACTGCCACAGGGGCGATGACTTCTATGCCATCCATTCCTAAACTATCCATATTTTTTTGCTTATTTCCTCCGCGCCCGCTTCTCAGGGAGTTCGCGAGACATATTTATTTGCGTTCCACCAATTTTGTAGTCGCGCCGCCGCCGGAGAATGATTATCATGTGTTAGAAGTTCAGCTGAAATTTCATGCGGGTGCTCAAATTGGTAGGGACAGGATTCTTCGTGGCAGAAAAGTGTCTTCCATTCCTCGGGTACGGGGACTAGATGTTTTTCTTGCGTATCCCAGACCTGAACGCGGATGTTTTTAAGAGATGGTGCGGCGGCGTTTGCGTAGTTCGGGAAGAATAAGTAACGCCGGCGCCAAAGTGCCCACGGCTCCGCCTTGGTATCTGGATTGGGTCGTAGGTGTTCTATAAATTTGTGCGGCAAATCGCTGGGCGGTTTTGCGGAGATATCGTACTCCCAGTAGCGGCGGTAGAATTCCTTCCAATCCTGGGTGGCACGCTTCTGTTCCAAGTGGACCCGCTCGTGGAATAGGACATCGTTACGGCGTGAGCCCGCCCATACTTTTTTTGTCATACGAATCGTGTTTTTGTCGGTTGTATGTGGTAGGGCTTCCTTACATTCGTCATTCACGATTTGTACGATGCCGTTGGGCGTTTGAATCGTTTCGGATACGACACATTCATCGGCATGAAGTGACCATATATAGATTCCAATAATAACAAGAGCACATATGGCAAATGTTGCACCGAAGAGTATTGTAGTTTTATTTAAATAGCGTTTCATTGTGTCCTATTCCTACATCGTCGGCAGATTTTCTATCCATGATATAGAATGGCAACCCGTCGTCAAAGCCACAGACGAGCAACCCGTCGTCAAAGCCACAGACGAGCAACCCGTCGTCAGCGCATTGCATGGGTCAGCCCTGCGAACATTTGAAACGGGCACAATGTGCCCGTTTCAAATTGATTCGCAGGCGCGACCGATAGAATCATTCAAAACTGGGCGCCAAAGGCGCCCGTTTTGAATGTTCATCGGTCTAATTACGCCCCGCCATCATTAGAGGCATAAAAATGGAGAAAATAACGGGTGCGTGATCGCTCCAGGGTTTTTGGAAGACCTGGCAATTTGTGAGCCGCGGTCCGCGGCGTACAAAATCGCAAAAAGGGCAATTGGGGCGCGCCCACTGAAGAGGAAGCCAGCCCACATGATCAAGGTCCTCGCCCGTTTCATAAAATGTTGATTTTTGTAGCCGACTATCGTCTATAAGAGTCATATAGCGAACAAGAGAGTGTGGCGAACGCTCGGCGTTCATATCACCAACAACTAGTACGGCATCCGGCGTTTTTAAGGAATCCAAAATCTGTTGGTGCTGCGCCTTACGCACCTCGGCGGTGACTTTTCGCCCAAAAATCCATTTCATCTCCGTATCGCTTTGCATGTGCGTATTGGCAATGACCAACCGACGCCGTGTAAGGCGTTCCCGCACGGTCACCGCATGGAATCCCTTGTTTGCGAAGATTTCCACATTGTGATAGTGAAGATAGGGATAAAAACAGTCACTGATCAACTCAAATTTAGAGCCAAGTACAGCGGTAAGCAGCCCACTTGTTACAAGCGCCACATCGCGGTCCTTGGGCACACACACATGATATCCACTACGCTCCAGTTGTTCGCTATAATATGTGCGGTTTGCCTCTACAAACACTTCTTGTAGACATATCACATGCGCCTTCTGCTGTTTGAGCCATTCGCAAATATCTACGGATGTATCCCGTGACCACGGAAGTCCATGCGTATTGTAGGTGAGTATAGTTAAAAACATCCTAATTCCGAAGTAGTTTATTGACGCCACTGCTTACCGCAGTTGAGGCAGCGGATGAATTGGGTCATCGGCTCATCGGCAGAGCGCGTCTGCATTTCGTAGTACGTACACTGGCGCTTGCCGCAGCGCGAGCAACGGAACATATCGGTCGCCATGCTCTTATCCACCTCCAGCATCTTTGCCTCGCGCTTGATGGACATCTCCACATAGTTGCCCCACTTCTCGGGGTAGAGCTCCGTAAATCCCATGAACGCAATATCGTGGGGCTTGAACTCCCCCTCGCGCAAACGGTTCAGCAAGCGCGTATTGCCGACATATGAGGCGGAGTCAATGTTGCTTACGGTCCGCCGCGCACAAATCTCGTACAATGTTTGAAACTCAGGATTCTCCCATACACGACGGATCGCACGGCGCTTTGCGTCCTCCAGGGTGAAATTGTAAATTCCCTTCTCTAAGTCTATCTGCTCGGCGGCGGACAGCGCTGTACAGCGCGCAGCAATAATAGAACGAACTTTTTCACGCGCGGTTGCCATGACTTTATTTATCTCCGTGCGCACCGTTTAAGCGTCATTTTTTTCCTTTGTTGAAAAATTGAAACTACCGGTGCCCCGTAAAAAGTAGACAAACATGGGCAATAAGCGTATTATTATAACGGCTAAGGATAAGCGCCGTAAGGTGTGCGAACGGACGCAGAAGGTAATTATTGAAACCAACTTCTGTTGGTGTGGCAATAAGCATTGCCACGAGGGATTTAGGATGAACTCTCAAAAGGCGCTCTGTAAAGTGCGCCGTTTCAGGAATAAATTTCGTCCTATTATTGACGATGATATGTATGATGAAAAAAATGAATTTGATAATACCGATAAGACCAATTCCACCGAAAACTATGTTTAATTTTCATGCATTCTTTCTAGGCTTTTGGACAACATTTGCCGTTCTTACTGCTGCCACTTACATCTTTATTTACTGCTCGGACTCAATGTTGAAGACTGTGTATAAAACATTTGATGATATTAATGATCGCATTGATAAATATTACGGCGCAGTTGTTGAAAAACTACCGTATAATGGTCCCTTAATTGATGTATAATTACATATCATATTCTTCAGGCGTCAACTCGTCTAGCGAAAACCAGGCGGGGATTTTCTTAGAACCCTTTTTCGCTTTTACCACTTTGACGATACGAACAGGGCGCGCCTCCTCTTCATCGTCTTCTGGTAGATCGTCCGCGGGGGCACCCTCTTCATCATCGGCGGCATCATCCGCCTCTTCCTCTTCCTCCTCTTCTTCATCCTCATCGTCGTCATCCTCGTCTTCATCTTCGTCTAGATCGTCAAATCCACCGTTGAGTTCGTTGTAGAAGTTTTTGAACGCAGCGGCATCAAACGAGACAAGAGCGCCTGCCTGGGTTGCGCAGAGCAACGCTTCACCGAAGAGTAGGGCAGTATCGTGCGGCGGCGGCAACTCGTGCTTATTTTCGGTGCCCGCCTTACCGGTCTTGTAGCCGAACAGATATACAGTCATCAATCCCCACTTGAAGGTGCCTATGAGCTCTGGCGCCGTCGCACGGCGCAGAATTGCACATGCTGCCGCCGTATCAAGGGGCTCCGTTCGCCCATTTGGAAGTGTAGCGTTGCGGGTTGTACCCTTAGGTTGTAGAACAAGACACCACATCTATTGTTTTGTCTTGTTCTGGTGCGGCTTAAATGGTTTCAAATTTTACCGCTCGGTTTCATGGACGCCGGTCTAAATCCCGCGACGCATTATTAATATAACAACCCCGTCAATGTCGTATGTACTGACATATAGTGGTCCAGCGGTCAAGGCATTTCATAAAACCCACGCGAAAGCGCGCCGCTACACACATCATGTGATCCGTTGGGGCAACAACTGGGGATTCATTCAGCAATCGCCCAATTGGGATACGGCGTGGCAGGCAGAACAACGCGCGCCGGTCGCCGATCATGAGCACGAAGCCGAGCGATTTTTACTCGAACGAATTACCCCGCAACAAGTCCAAGCCCCGCCGCTCGCCATAGATGATATGTGGAGCGAAGAGGTTATCTTCGATCGGCATATCAAAGCCGGCAATGTATTATACATCCGGGGAACACTGTTAGATATTCAGGAAACCCTCAAACAACTTAATATCCTTACTCCGTCTTTTCTTCATCAGGAGTATCCTCCTTCACCGATGAAAGAGCGGGAGCAAGAGCCTCCGCAATATCAGAATTCGCTGCTGCCGTCACCTCCTCAACCACGGCAGGTACATCAGCCG